GTAAAATTGGAGTTCCCCAATTTGCGGACCTTTTGATGAGAAAAGGAAGACAATTTAATAATGCCTTAATTGCTCCAGAAAGTAATGATATTGGTTTAGCAGTTACAACAAAGATTCAAGAAAGTGGTTATCCAAATCTTTTTTATACTACTAAATTTTTAAAAGAAAAAGGAGAAGCTAAACCGAAGAAGAGTAAAATACCAGGATGGTATACAGATAGGAAAACAAGGCCGATTATTATTGATGAATTGGAAAACGATATTCGAAATGATCTGGTTGAAATCTATAATAAATTCTTTATTCAAGAAGCTTATACTTTTATTTATGATGAAAGAAATAGGCCTGTAGCTATGGGTAAAAGTTCAAGAGGAGATGATGTAGATATTTTAGAAGATGAAGAAAATACCTATACTGATGATAGTATTCTTGGAGAAGCCATTACAAATTTTGTAAGAAAAGGTAAAGCTACTTCGGTAGTGGTGGCCCCTCGATAACTTCAATACCATTTTATCTAAGTTAAAAATACATTTATGGCGTGGTATAATCCATTTACTTGGGGAAAACGTGAGTTACAGTTTAATCAACCGGAACCTCCTGGTAAAATCACTAGTACTACCATTCCTTCTGGTGGACGAGTAAGTAGGCCTACCATTGCTTCTACTTATACTGATATTAGAAGAAGTTTAACTTTTGTTAACCCCTCATGGATAGCAGATTTTATTCCGGTTATCAGAAAATTACATTGGATTAATCCTGATATGGGATTAGCTGTAAACGATATGGTACAGTTAACTAATACGGGACATAGAATTCAATTTGATCCAGAAGTTCCTGCAGATCAGCAAAAAAAGATGCGTCAACATATTGAGGAAAGGCAAACTCTTTGGGGGGATGGGGTAGATGGAATGAATGGGTTGGTCAATAAAATGGTTGCCCAGATTTGGATTTCTGGGGCTTTATCTAATGAATGGGTCCCCGCTAGAAATTTAAAAGGTATAAATCATGTGGCTTTAGTTAATCCTGAAACTATTGTCTATAGATGGGATAAAAAGCAATTAAGATTCCATCCCTATCAAAAACAAAATTTCAATACTGGAATGTCTGATGGGGAAAAACATGTTAAATTGAACCTTCAGACATATCGTTATTATGCTTTGAATGGGGATACAGAAATTCCCTATGGGATTCCTCCATTTCTCACTGCCCTCAATGCCCTATCTACTCAAGGAGACATGGATCAGAATCTCCGGTATGTTATGAAACAAATTGGGTTATTAGGGTTCTTTGAAGCTCTTATGGAAAAACCCACACAAAAAGAAGGGGAAAGTGATACCCAATATACTTCTAGGTTGGAGTCATTATTAGGTACTGCTAAAACTAATTTATTAGATGGTATTCAGAATGGCCTTGTAGTGGGATTTAAAGAAGATCATGAATTTAATTTTAATTCCACTACAAAAAACCTTAGTGGTGTTTCTGATCTTTATAACCAAAACGAAGTTCAGGTTGCTAATGGTTTGAAAATTGCCCCCGAATTTATTGGAGCAGGAGGTTTAGGAAGTGAGACTGGGATAAATATTATTTTTACAAAAATGTTATCCCAACTTCAAAATGTTCAAAAAATAGTTTCAGCTAACCTTAAATGGGGTTATTCTTTAGAATTAAGGATGGCTGGATTTGATTTTAAAAGTTTAAGGGTTATATTTAATCCTTCTACTATTACTGATGAACTTAAATTTCAGCAAGCTCAGGAATACAAGGTACGTAACGTATTTAATAAATACATGGCCGGAATTATTAGTATGCAACAAATGGCAGATGAACTTGGTTATGATAAACCTGATGCTACTGAACCTCGAGGTCCTTTGGATGGATCTGGACTTAAAGATGATGAACGCCAAGACCAAAACAATAAATCTGATAAAAAAACAAGAGAAAAAGCAAAACCCCAACCAAAGAAGGGGGATTCTAAAGCTACGGCAGCCATCAATTTTTTAAATACTTTTGATGAAAACCTTCTCAATGAATTCTTGGATTGGTATAATTCAAGATAACAATACCATTATTTATAAATTTATATGCCCGTATATAAATGTCCAAATGGGAAATGGAGAATAGGCAGCGGGCCTTGTATGTATAAAACAAAGGAAGCTGCCGAAAAAGCTTATCGTGCATATAGAGCTAAAAAGGGTAATTCATCTATGAAAGAGAAAATATTCACAGAAACCGTTACTTTTGGATCTGCCCATTCATTGATCCTGGGTCATAAGCCCGAAGGTATTAGCATGGAACAACTCTATCATAAAATGGAAGAGGATGAACATGAGATTCAAAAGTTTGGTTTATTTGAAAGAGCTACTCCCAATTATACTACCTATTATCCTGATGTTACTGAGGAAGACCTTGCTCCTAAAGATTCAGAATTTATAGAGCCAGTATTCCGTCTTCTTTCTAATGTAACAGTTCATGCAAATTGGAACCCTATTCATTTTCCCGTTGATGTTCTTAAAGCATCGATGTACAAACTTATTGGTAAAACCGTTAACATTGACCATGAGTTTGCAGTGGGAAATGCCATTGGGGTTATTAAATCTGTGGAATGGCAGAATGGGTATACAACTAATGGAGTAAAAGTTCCAGCGGGTATTAATGGGGTAATGAAAATTGATGGGAAGGCTAATCCCCGTATTGCTCGAGGTATTATGATGGACCCCCCATCTATTCATTCTGATTCTGTCACTGTTCAATTTGCTTGGAAAAAATCTCATCCTAATTTATCAGATGAGGAATTCTTTTCAAAGTTGGGGAGTTTTGATGAGAAAGGTAAACTTATTCAGAAAATAGCTACTGATGTTTTAAATTACCATGAAGTTTCTTTGGTAAGTCATGGAGCTGATCCCTTTGCCCAAAGAATTAAGGATGGTAAAATTAATAATGCAAATTATGCCAAAGATAGGTATAGTTTGAGCGACCAGACTATTGATTCTAATAATGAAAGAAATTCAACAATTTGGGTGGATTTAAAACAGCTTAGTGAAATTCCCCATGAGGAAAATATTAATTTAGATGATAATCAAAATCCGGAAATAATGGAAGAATTCTTATCATTTCTTGACGAGTTACTGGGGCTTGAAACTGGAACTCTTACTGAAGAAAATTACCAAGAAAAAGTAAAAGAATGGAAAAAAGCCCAAGAAACCGCTCTTGTTGAAGCTCAGAAGCCTGTTAAGGTTGAGGATTTGGAAGGGATTGAGGCTATCCAAAATGAAATCATAACTCTTAGGGAAAAAGTGAAAGATCTTCCTGATGATGCAAGGGACCAGATTAAATTGGCAAAAACTGGGAAGGTGATTGTTCAGGAGTTAAGAGAAGATACAAAAAGGCTGTACACCTTAAATGCAGGAGAAGGAAAAACCGATGCTTCTATTTTAGCTGTGATTGAAGCATCTGATTACCAAACTCTAAAAGCCCTCCATAAACAATATGGGGATGCTGTAGAGAAAACTTTTGAAATGACCTGTGGGGATTGTGGTTCTCATAACATTTCTAGGGCTTCTGCTAATCCAGCTGAAGAGGGAGAGAAACATATTCCCAAAACTGATGAAGAACTCATCGATCATTTCACTGGGGTTAGTAAAGTAGTTTTACCTAAGCAACTTCAATTCCTGGAAAAATAAAATTACAATACCTGTAATTCTATAAGCAAAGAAATCAATTTAAAACATAAAATTTTCGAACCATGCCTTATCAATTAGGAGATACCACTGATAGCACTTTCCTTAAACTGGAAAGTCAGAAGCTATTCCACGAATTTGAAGTGGCAACTGGTCAAACGGTTTATAAGGGGCAACCTCTTTACATTTCTGATGATGGGGAAGTGACTCCTTTAGGTACAACTGGGACCACTCAGCAATGTATTGGTATCAGTATGCATGATGGAGAAGCGGGGGAACTTGTAACCGTCATGATGAAAGCTTTTGCTATTATTTGGGCTGAATGTGAAACAGATTCCCTGGCAGCAGGACCTGTTCGTATTGGTAGTACGGGAGTATATAATGCTACTACCGGATATGTGCTCATCGATGATGCTTCGGTTACTCATGCTAACCAAATTGGTTGGGCTATTGAGGGGGGTGATGATGGGGATGTTGTTCGAGTTGCTATTCTTTAAGCGCTAGACCAGTACCATTTAAAATATAAATAAAATTTGAAAAAAAAACGCTATACCATGGATTTAAAGCGATTTGAAAAAAGCCAATTCAAGGGAACCCTTAAAGAAACTGTTAAATTGGCAGAAGGGATTCGTATGCATGAGAAAAATCCCAAAGATATTTCTTTTGCTGATCTTTTGAAAGAAAAACATCAGATTACCTATGAGGAGTTTTTGGCTGACCTGGGGATTGATCCTTCAATTGACACTGTTCAGAACCTGATCACTACTCCGGATATGGATGTTCGTTGGATTATCCCTGAAGTATTTCGGAATGCTTTGCTTCTGGGGTATCGAGCTGCACCCATTTACCCGAATATTATTGCAG